GATAGATATCTCTTAAAAGTTGGTTTAAATGGAGCAAAACGAGAAGCCGCTTTTAATATCTGATAACCAATCTTCAATTTAGTCTTTTCATCGTATCTTCTGTCTGTAGACAGTTCGTATAATTTATCCATTAACTTTGCTCTAAGAGTTAGTGGTAAATAATGCATGTTGATACCATAAAATCCACCAGGAGCTCCTTCTACTGGAAAGATCAAAGGATATCTATCATAATATGGTAACGTATCTTTTGTTTTAGGATCATAATTGAAAAGATACATTTTTCCTAATGTGGTCCTATTTTTATATTTCGCTCTCTCACCCCTAACAACAGCTTCCGGCGTAACACTAGTCGTTCTCGCTGTGTTGCGAAACCAATCTCTAGACGTTTGTGTCCTAGCTGGTAATTGTCCAGACCTCACTCCCTGAGCCAGAATTTCGTCAAAAGTTTTTGATGCCATGTTCGTTTTTCTGTTGACAAAAAATAAGATACGTTATATACTATTTATATGATGAAAACAGGAGATAAGAACATGATTGCTAAGTTTCGTTCCATTCCTTCGCTCGACCGTTGGGTTTCCATGAACTGTGCAGACCACGAGATCGTCATTCGGAAGCATCCTGATGGCGGTTTTATCGCTAAGGTAAGTGGTGCTAAGTTCTCAAACTTCCCTCGGTCGTGGGATGAGTTGATTCGTGAACTGGAAGCAAATTTCGCTTGGCGTGTAGATTTTGGTAAAAAAGTTGTTGACAAAAATTAATTCTTTTGTTATAATATAAACATGATGAACGAAGGAGTGAATGAAATGACTGCTTACACCTACGAAGAAAACATCTTCTCCGATTTCCACAAGGACGCCTATGGTTTCCGCCCACGTGGTCATGAGTTCTACACCGCCACTCCTGCCCGCAAGCAGGAGATTTGGGATTCCGTTGGTCGTGCTTTCGATATTCGGGAAGCAGAGGAGGCGGAGGAAGAGGCTCGCGCTCTTCGTAAGTTCGAGGCTGAGATTGCCTCAGTTATCGAAGCAGGTGCGGGTGACCGTACCACTGCTCTTCGGTGGATGACTGAAGAGGATACCTTCTATAATTCCCAAGACATTGAGCATTGGGTATATCTTCAGGGTATTCTATTTACCGATGCGGGTCGGGCTCTTGTCGAAGAGTTGAAGTCCATCGTCACGATTTCCGATTGGAGGGAGTAACTATGACTACTTTTGATTTTGGCAACGGTCCGGTCCCCGCCCACCAGCATTCTAATGGTGGTGGATGGGTTGCTGATACCGCTACTGTTTCTGAGAGCGTTTTTGTTGGACGCGAAGCTATGGTGTATGGTAACGCTGTGGTGTCTGGTTCTGATTACGCTCAGGTGAAGGGTAACGCTTTGGTGTCTGGTAACGCCAGGGTGTATGGTAACGCTGTGGTGACTGATAACGCTAAGGTGACTGGTAACGCTAAGGTGTATGGTAACGCTAGGGTGTCTGATTACGCTGGGGTGTCCGGTAACGCTTGGGTGTCCGGTAACGCTAGGGTGTCTGATAACGCTGTGGTGTCTGGTAACGCTTGGGTGTCTGGTTACGCTGAGGTGTCTGGTAACGCTGAGGTGACTGGTAACGCTGAGGTGACTGGTAACGCTGAGGTGTATGATAACGCTAGGGTGTCTGGTAAGGTGTCTGGTAACGATGTGGTGTCTGGTGATGCCGTGGTGCTGTGGTGACTGGTGAATTGATTAACAAGTAATTAAATTTACCACTTCATCGGAATAAAGAATTTCATAATGGTTATAGGGTAGTTCTAGATAGTTCATATCGTTTCTACAAGTCATAGAACTGATAGGAACGATACCGTCATTTCTCTCAAGGTACCATGGTAAAGATCCTCTTGTTGTGATGATCTGAGTCCATGGTACCTTTATTTTTATGTTTCTAGATTTTGTTATGAATCGACTATACTTTCCGATATCCTTCAATAGATGAGAGCCAGGAAAAATCATCTTCATAAAGTCTGCCACGGCGACACCGGCATATGGAGTAGCAAGTGTCAATCCTTTCGTGACATTATGTGTTTGTGTTAGATATAGTCCATAGATACCACCAAGACTATGACCAACAATCTGTATAGGTTCATCTGTTGGAATCTGACTTCGTATTGAGATTAGATTTCTTCTGAATCCTAATGAACTGTCATAGTCAACGGAAATGTTTCTCACGTTTATCTTTGATAGGATATATGACCAGGACTTTGATGTAGCATTAGCACCGTGTATAAAGACAATCATAGAGATTCCTAATATTTCATTTTCATATGAATTAATTCTAATTTAGCGTCTTCCGGAGAGATATCAAACCATTCTCCTTTTAGTCTTCTGTGAGATAATGTGTGATGTAATATACGTTCTGCTTCCATCATATCTTTTTTACTATCAAATTGTTCTGAATAAAAAACTTCAATTTTTTCTGAATTACCAGTTTGTATAGCTTTTAATCTTTTTTTTAAGTTATTGGTAAAACCAATTTTTACAGGACCGTTTTCTGGTCCGATGGCGTATACAAAAAAACTCATTGGTTTATATCCAAATCTTTTTCTGTTAACACATAAAACTCCCAGAGTCTATCTTTACAAAAACTAGACGCCGCTTTCCATTTTGCTTGATTTACAGCATAGGTAAAGACTTCGTTTATATATTTCTTTGTTTTTCTTTTTTGAACTTTTGGTTCTTTTTTTTGATACTCTGGTTTTATCTCTATCATAATCGTCTTAATACCTCCATCTTTTTGTTTTACTTTAATAATAAAGTCTGGATAGTATCTATGAACTTTACCATCGACAGGGCTTCGATAAGGTACTATTATTTCTTCTGAAGACCACCAAATTACATTTTCATTTTTATCAAAATAAGACATACATCTTGCTTCCCAACTTGAACGGTATACTATATTCGATAGGTTGCCTTTATACTTCTTTGGGTTTTTTGGTTGAAACTTTCCTGAATATGCCATATAAATAATAAAAAGTGTTATAATAAGGATTATTTATATGGAAGCTTTTGATAGATCAACTACTAGAGGTTTAAACGGTGGTGTCGGTACCGGCGTTGCCGGAGGTATGATATTTCCTTCAGATCTTGTTACTGAAGATCAATTTATGTTAATGACAATATACAAATATAAAAGACCCACAAGAGACCAAAAAAATCAAAGAAATAAAATTGGTGAAATTACTTTACCTCTTCCACCTAATTTAGTTGATAATGTATCTGTTAGTTATCAACAGGGTGGAAAATCTTTAGGTCTTATTGGCAATAAGTTTGGTGGAACGGTTGGTGATGCTTTTAATAATGTTAGAAATGGAGCAGATCCTAGAAGCCAAGTTCAGAGTATAGCAGATAAAATAAAAAGTTCTAATGTAGGTCAAGAAGCTGTAGATATTGTTGCTTACTATGGTGCTCAATTTTTACAAGAAGGCGGTGGTGCAGCTGTAGGTGCTCTGGTAGGAGGTCCTTTAGGTGCCGTTGTTGGCGCTGGTGCAACAGAATTAATTAATGGAGCGTTTTATGGTACTGGTGTTGCCAGAAACCCATTTAATGTACAGATGTTTGAAAATGTTAATTTTAGAAGTTTTAACTTTCAATATAAATTTGTTCCAACAAGTAAAACTGATTCTAATATATTAGATGCTATAATAAGAAAATTGAAATATCATATGTTACCATCTTATACAGATAGTTCTAGGACTTTCTTTACATACCCAGATATTTTTGAAATACTCCTTGCAAGTGGTGGTAGTGATAAATATCTTTTCAAGATGCATACTTGTGTCTTAGAATCTGTTAATACAAACTATCAACCTGATGGTGCATTTTATCATAATCTTGGTTCGGCAAAAGCTCCGGTATCTTTACAATTAGATTTACAATTTAAAGAAATGCTTATCCCAAGTAGAGAAGATTATGATCCGGCAGCGTTTAATAAAGAATTACAAGCAGGTGATGCAGTTAAAGAACGGGGACTGAGAGCCGCGAGAGCTCTCGCGCAAGAGAACATCGGGTAATCGCGGCCGGCCGCGACATCCACTACATAAACGAAATGTAATAAAGATCTATAAAAATGCCATTTTATTTTAAAAATTTCCCCACTATTAAATATGATTTAAAGAAAAATAACAGGAACGAACTTGTTAAAAATATTATGTTGCGTTATAAAATTACACAGATAATAAAAAGAAATAGTTTAAATTATTTTAATTATGCTGTGGAAGATGGTGCAAGAGCTGACATTGTATCTGATATACTTTATGATAGACCAGATTTAGATTGGTTATTATATCTAGTTAATAATGTATTTGATACTTATTACGATTGGTCACTTTCTTATACAAATTTAATGAATTATATTAAATCAAAATATGGTAGTGTTCCTACTGCTCAAGGTACTGTTCATGAATATAGGAAGATAATAAATGAACAAAGCGTTTTGTTTGATGGTACTATCATACCAAAGAAAACCTTAAAAATAGACCTCAACACTTTTAATAGTATATCTATCGTTTCAAAAGAATCTATAAGTAAATATGATTATGAAGTAGAGTTAAACGATGAGAAAGCAAACATTAAATATATAGACCCTACTCAATTAAGTAGAGTACTCAATCAGATAGAAGATGTATTAACATAATGGCATTATTAGGATCTCCAGCGCCACAGGCTACTTCAAAGAATATAAGATGGTCTGCTGAAAATGATAGTTGTTACATAATCAACTTCGAAGGTAAAATTCTTAATATTACAGAATTGGTAGTAGAGTTTAGTATATACGAGAATTTATATTCGCACTATTTAACAGGCAGTATAGTATTGTTTGACTCAAATGGTATACTTGAAAAACTACCGATGATAGGTGAAGAACAAATACAAATAAAAGTACAAACAGTAGAACAGAGAAATATAGACTATTTTTTTAGTACATATAAAATAGAAAAAGTACAGACAATAAGCGACAATAATCGTTTAGATAGTATGTTTACTATACAGTTAGTTTCTCCTTATCTTATATCTTCTAATCAAACATCAATAAATAAAGCTTTCATAGGTAAAAGTTGTTCTGAAATTATAAAGAATATTCATGAAAGTTATTTTGAGAAAAATAAATTCACACATACAGAAAAAAATCTTAATTACCTTGTATCCAGCGATATAGATGTTGAAGAAACTGATGGTTTAATTAGTATAGTTTCTTGTGATCGCACACCATTTGATTTAATACAATACTGTGTTAGAAATTCAAGATCGTTAAAATATTCTGATAACGATTTTGTGTTTTATCAAGATTCTGATGGGTTTAAATTAAGGTCTATTAGTAATCTTATGGAAAAAGATTCTGTAGAAGATTATTTTGTTGGGTCTGCTGAAAAATCTACTTCTTTTAAAGCTAACGAATATGAGATAAATGATTATCAATATGTAAGTTCATGGGAGCGATCATTAAATTATGATATAATTAAAAGACAAAAACAAGGTATGTATAATAACACTGTCATATCTATAGATCCTATCTTAAAAAGATATAAAGAACAAAATTTAAAATATGTAGATCCAGAGGTTAGATTTAAACATAATACAGATCGTGAGATAAAGTTCAACACTGAAAAATCTGTATATAAAGAAGGATCACCAGTACATACGAGATATATGGTTTCTAATATCAGCGACAAAATATATAGGGATGAATCTTATTTAAAAGATAAAATTATAGTAAACAATGAAATAAGAGATATTACTATAGCATATCCATCAGAAAGATATAAAATGTTGAATAAACGTATTAGTAAAATGTCTCAACTGAAAACTGGATTGAAGTTGAATATATCAGTTCCTGGTAACAGTGAGTTAATAGTTGGTCAAAATATTAATTTTCATTTTCCACAGACTACTGAAGCATCAGACAGAGAAAGCAACACACAAGAAAACTTTTTGTTTGGTAGAGAAAAAAATGCTAAATTTCTTATTGTAGCATTAAATCATTTGTTTAACGTCACTTCAAAACAGTTTTATACTAATTTGACCATAGTTAAGAATGAATTTGGTAGTGTAATACAAAATAGATCATAGGTTTAAATATGCATAACGTACAAGAATATTTGGGTTATAATTTTATTTGGTTCTTTGGTGTTGTTGAAGATCGCAACGATCCTTTGAAATTAGGGCGAGTTAGAGTTAGATGTTACTCTTGGCACACAGAAGACAAGAAGTTATTATCAACAAAAGAACTTCCTTGGGCGCAATGTGTACAGCCAATAACATCCGCTGCTATTAGTGGCATAGGTAGATCTCCCACTGGACTTGTTGAAGGCTCTTGGGTTTTTGGTTTCTTTATGGATGGCGAAGATGCACAGAGACCTATGATTATGGGTTCAATTGCTGGTATACCTACTGAACTGTCAAATAAAGAAAAAGGTTTTAATTCGCCCAATGGTTTATATCCAGATCTTCTAAAAGAACCGGATATTCCTCGTGCAGCTAGAGGTGAAAAAGAATCTAATCTATCTAATAAGAGTGCGGAAGATGTTGGTCTTATAACTGGATTAAAAGATAGACCTACTCGTGATACACATTATGAAACTAAAATTCTGAATAAAGTAAATGATGTCCCCGAGGCCGTAGCACCAGAAGTAAATTCTATTGAAAATAAAGGCGGTGTAGATTATTCCGCAGATTTTCCAAAATGGAGTGAACCTAATCCTCGTTATGGTGGAGAGACACCAAAAGAATATTCTACAAAGAAAAGATCAGTCTATCCTTTGAATCATGTACATATTTCAGAATCTGGACATGTTACTGAGATAGATGATACTCCCGGCGCTGAAAGAATTCATTCTTTTCATAAAACTGGTACCTTTGTAGAAACACAACACGACGGTACAAGGTCTACTAAAGTTGTAGGAGATGATTATGAAATTGTTGTAAAAAATAAAAAGGTCTTTATACAAGGTTCTATGACTGTTACAATCGTTGGTGATTGTAAATTAAAAGTGGGAGGAAATCACTATACAGAAGTTGGCGGTGACCAATTTGTTACCGTTCGTGGTGATCGTATTACTAAGATACAGGGAAGTGATATTAAAGAAGTATTGACAGACCAACAGACAAACATTGAAGGTAAAAAAGAAGAGCGGGTTGCTAAAGATAGAACTGAACTTATTCAAGGAAATCACGATGAAACTATTCAGAAAAACTATACACAGAAAGTAACAGAGAATAGTGATATACAGATAACGAAAGATTCTTCTCAATTAATACTTGGTAGTCACAGTCTTATTAGTATTGGTCAGATGAATATAGCCACAGGCGATAGTATTGATATAGCGGCGATCGAGAAAGTAAAAATCCATTCAGAAAAAGAAATGGCTATTGATACTACAGCGGGTGATCTATCTATAATTTCAGGACTAACTGATGATAGTAAAGTAATTAATCTTAACCCAGACCCTAAAACGCCAGCGGTATAAGGAGTAAATTATGTCTTGCGGTATAGATTTAGGATCAAATCTGGTAAAATCCTTGACAGGGGGACTTGTAACACAGGTAAAAGGTCTTATTAATACTGGCGCGGGTGCTTTGGCGACCAATATTAATGCATTAAAAAGTTTAGCAAATACACAATTAAATACTATAGCAAATAGTATTCTATCATCTCTACCATTACCAACTAGTCTGTTACCTGCTGCTAGTCTGATATCAGACATGACTGCTTTAATAGCATTGGCAAATAATCCAGCAGCATTTGCATCCCAAATTACAAATATTATTAAAACATATGGTGACATTCCTGGAGTAGATATACAGGGATTAGCAACAGACATTTTATCAGGAAAAATAAATCTTGATAATGTGTGTTCATTAGTACCCAATGTAGAAAAATTAATAACTGGCGAGATAGTAAAGAAAGGTATAATACCTGTACCACCAACCTTGCCCGTATTAAAACTACCTGAACCTCCCGAATTACCTAAGATAGAAACTGTTTTGGCTGGTGCAAAGATAGATCTAGAAGCAGGTTTAGCTGATTTATTCGGCGAAGATGATGATTTAGAAGGAGAATAA